ATTACAGCCTGCCCAACGAAGTAGACTACATAAGAACAAACGGCCCCAACAACTTTGGTCTCAACATGAGCAATCGGCAAACTCCCAGAACCACCAGTCCCGCCGGCGCCAACTTTTCTGGAGCAATTCGCTTGGCCAATGCGTTGTTGAACAAGGGTGCATTACCGCAAACACCTGCGCAAAATCCCTTGCGCAGTTATGTAAACAACACAAACGAATGCACCTACGTGCCAACCAAAATGGAAATTGATATTGTGCTAACACCAGTGCAAACTCGCAGCCAAGTCAGCAAACAGTTTAGTCTCAAAGAATTTGCCAACGGTAATTTACTCAGAGGAGGATTCTGGTAATGACAATTGCATACGATTCTACCAGCCCGTATTTTGAAACAGGCTACAGTCAATTTTTTCTTGACAGCATGGTCAATAGACCCATACCCAAAGAAGATGATGACCTGTCGTTTACTATCAATCGCACGTATCAGTATAGACCTGACTTGTTGGCCTATGACCTGTATCAAAATGCTGCCTTGTGGTGGGTATTTTACCAGCGCAACCCCAACACACTGACTGCACCACCCCTGGATTTTGTGGTTGATGTGCAAATCTTTTTGCCAAAAATGACCACGCTGAAAACAGCTCTGGGGATCTAACACATGGCCACAAAAGCAGAACTAGAAACAGAACTGCAAGCTGTTAGTGCTGAGTTTTTTAGACTGGTTGATCAGGCCAATGCACTAGAACGTGCCGGAAATCGCGGCGCCGAATTTCAAGGGCTAAGTGCTCGTATTTCAGTACTAAGAGCCGATCGGACTCGCATCAATAGAGAACTAGCAAACCTAGTAAACGAATCCACGCCGCAACCAGCCCCGCCAGCCACAGCCAGTCAGACCGTTGAGGATGATGCGCCCAAAGGCCCCAATGCACCTGCTGCTCAGCAACTTGGTCCCGATGGCAGAGTGGCACCGCAGCCGGACACAACCTCGTCCTCGAATGCTACCAAAACAGCCACAATTGATTCTGGCGGCGCCGATTCGGGCACCGATGCCACTACCCGTCCCACAACACAAACACAAGCAACTGGTCCAGCCAGCAACAGCCTGACTCAGGCTGTTGCTGCGCCCAATTTTGCATTTGGTCAAGATGCACAGCAATTTGGAGAACTTGCAAAGGCTCGCTTACTAACCAACCCGGGCACACCCACCAGGGACGATGCAAAAGACAAGTCAGCGGCTGCCAATCAAGCTGGCCAAGCGGATGATTACACCAACATCAAAATTGTTCCCCGTGCCAACCCACTGGACAACTACTACAGTTACACATATTCAATATCAATATACATGCTGACAAACAAACAGTATGAAATACTGTTGAATAGCAAGAATAAAAAAATTGACGGATACTTTTTGCTGTTTCAAAGTGGTGGTGCCGGAGCCAACAAAGAAGGAAAACCCAAGACAGGCATGGGCGCAGCAACACCCAACGGTGGCGACAGCGGAAGAAATCCATTTTTTGGTGATGACTTCTACATTGATTCTTTTTCATTGACCACTTTCCCTCTAGGTGGTGCAACCGGCGCCAGCCAATCAGCAACAGAAATGAAGATGACAGTGGTTGAACCACAAGGCATGACCTTGACCGATCGACTGTACAAGGCTGCTGAAAATTTAGAACCCAAAGACGGGGCCGGAGTTGTCAACTACACCTCAGTCACGTATCTTGCGGTCATAAGATTTTACGGCTACGACGAAGCTGGCAATATAACTTATCCTATACGCAGCATGGGAGAAGCCAGCGGCACCACCGATCCCAAGGCTGTGATTGAAAAATTTGTACCATTCATAATAAAAGGAATAAACTGGACCGTGGGTTCAAAAACAGTCACCTACGACTGGGATTGTGGTGCTATTGGACAATTTGTTGGAGTTGGACGCGGAGAAGTTCCGTACGATGTGCAGCTGGTAGACAGCACTGTGGCCGGGGTACTGGGTGGTACTGTGGCCGCAGATGCCAGCGACAATAGATTGTATAGACAAGGCACACCAAATACTGATCAAAGTGCTGCTGAAACAGCACGACTTACTAGTCAAGAGGCTGCCTTGAGCCGCAGCAACAGAGACAACGCTCGCTCAATATCAAGAATTGCACGCCAAGGTTCGGCCCCATCCAACGCCTCGGCAGCCCCCACAGCCAAAAAAACAATCACCAATAACCTAGTGGCAGCAATGAATGAGTTCCAACGTTCCCAAGTTGACCGCGGCATAATACAAATAGCTGATGAATATTCCATTGAATTCAGAAGTGATGTTCCTGGCGTCTCTGCATCTGACATTGCAGATTCAACACTGAAACCAATTGGCCAAGTCAAAGATGACAAGAAAATGACTGCAGGCGGCCAACAAGCAGCAGACGATCCAGAAAGTCTCAACCAAGAAAAAAGCTCAGTTGATTCAGTTAGTCAAAGCATGAGTATCACTGCTGGGCAAAACATAACTCAGGTGATTGAACTGGTCATACGCAACAGCAGTTACATACAAGATCAACAATTGATCATTGTAAACACTGATGGCACCTGGACTCCAAATCCCAACAGCAGAAACAAACCAGTGTCCTGGTACATAATAAACATGTTTGCCACACAGAAAAACATGGACCCGTTGAGAGGCGATTATGCCTACAAGATAAAGTATGTTGTGCAACCTTTTATTCCGCAAAATCTTATCAGTAAATATTTTCCAGTCAGCAAGTTCAACGGAATACACAAAAAGTATCCATACTGGTTCACTGGTCAGAATGTGGCTGTGATAGACTACAAAGAAAATCTAAATGGATTGTACACGCTCACAGTGTCTGGTAATGATCCCAAGAACAGTGGCGATGCAGGACTCAAAGAAAACTATGCCAGTCGACTGAGTGATCTTGTGCAATACAATCAGACTGACACAATTAAATTTCAGTATTCGCCACGCAGCAATCAACCCAGTGCAGGACAAACAGGCAAAAAACTTGAACCTGGCGCCAATGCTGCTGATTACCTGCTTAGTCCAGCAACCTTGAGAGAAGTCCAGGTACGAATAATTGGTGATCCTGACTGGATACAACAAGGTAACCTGTTCAAAGATATCAAACAAGGCGAAAACAAAGTGGCAGCCCGAACAGGATTTGGAGAAGATGGCAGCATTTCTTTTGAAAGCACAGATGTGCTGTTTGAAATGCTGTGGCAACGTCCAGAAGATTACAATATCAATACTGGACTAGCCGATCCATACTCGGGTGGTTATTCAGGCAATGCCAACGGCGCAAGAGAAGCGGTACAAAGCAAGGTGTACAAAGCAACAAAAGTTGTCAGCGAATTCAAAGGCGGAAAATTTGAGCAGGCCTTGACAGGTGCAATATATTTGTTTCCTAAACCTCAAGATGACGACGTTTTTAGCCGTAGCTCCGCAATCAACCCCACCGCAGCGGCAAGAGTTTTACGTCAAGGGGCAACCCCGAGTGCTGCCACTAATCAAACTGCTGACACCCGAGCTAGAACAGGACTTGATCTGTCACCTGATACGGCTGTTCAGGGCAATAATTTAACAGACCCCAGATCATCCCAGTCAGCCGATGGCGGCAAGGCAGCAATACTAGGAGCACAAGGGTCATACAACAATGTGGGTGTTGTCAGCCAACTTGCAAGTAGAGCCACTATTGAACCAGGGGCACTGGCTGCACTGGGCCCTACCCTGTTGCCTGCCGGACCACCGCGCCCGGCCACCAGCGGCACCGGCGGAGCTATTGGCACAGTGCCTGACACAGTGGGTCTTGGTCCTCCAAAATTGCCACAGGTGTTGTCGGGACAGACAAACTTGTCGGTTACGCAAATAGTTGGACAACTGGTTCAATCAGCAGCCGGACCACGTCGTGGAGCGGTACCAGGCGCCACAGGCGGCCCGTCTACTCAGCAAATAGTTAAAGATCGTTAAGGAACAACATGGCAGAAATCACACAACGCACACGAGGGCGATCGGGCAAGTACAAACTGGACCGCGGTGGCCTACCTGCAGAATTTGGTCCGTTTACTGGTGTGGTAATGAGTACAGTAGATCCCACACGATCAGGAAGATTGCGTGTGTACATTGAAGCATTTGCTGATGGTGGCAAAGCCAGCATGGAAGACGATGCCAAATGGACCACAGTCAGCTACATGCCGTCATTCTTTGGATCAACTCCGTTGCCGGCCACAGGTGGCGCTACTGATGCAGTAGGTGCCTATCCTGGCAATGAAAACAGCTACGGCATGTGGTTCACCCCACCGGACGTGGGCATCACAGTGGTGTGTATATTTGTCAATGGTGATCGCAGTCAAGGATTTTATATTGGAGTGATTCCCGAGCAAGGTCTAGGCAACATGGTGCCTGCAATCGCATCATCAACCCGTTATGTCACAGGCAACAAGAATCAAGAAGCATATTTTGCCAATGCAACAAGACTGCCGGTTACAGAAATCAACACTCTCAACGATGAACTTTTCAACGATCCTAGATTCTTTGAGCAACCCAAACCTGTGCATGGTTATCTGGCACAGAGTCTATTTCAACAAGGCCTAATCAATGATCTAGAACGTGGTACCATACGTTCCAGTAGTCAGCGAGAAACACCCAGTGCTGTGTTTGGTGTTAGCACTCCGGGAGTGGCCATCTATCAAGGCGGTATGAACGCCAATGACATCAGAACCAAACTAAATGACGGAGAAATCAAGCCCAGCGACGCCAAGGTTATTGGCCGAATTGGCGGACATAGTCTTGTGATGGATGACGGCGATCTTGAAGGCGACAATGCCTTGTTTAGATTGCGAACTTCAAAAGGTCATCAAATCACCATGAGTGATACAGGCAACTTCTTTTACATCACTCATGCCAATGGACAGGCCTGGCTGGAGTTTGGTGTAGAAGGCACAATAGATATATTTGCCACAAACTCAGTAAACGTGCGCACCCGCGGCGACATCAATCTACACGCTGATCGAGATATCAACATGTTTGCTGGACGCTCAATAAAAGCCAAATCTCGCAGCACATTTCAAATTGAAAGTGACCTCACCATTTCATTACGAGCACAACAAGACATCACCTTGTACAGCGCCGGCACAATTGGTGTCAAGGCCGATGGTGTACTAACGCTGAACTGTGCGTCAGGATCCTGGGGCGCACCCGGAGCACTGGTACTTGATGGCGGCACAGTTGACCTAAACGGTCCCAAGGCAGGCAAAGTGAAGGCCGCTGCACCCATAACAAAAACTGTGTTTGATGATACCAAATTCAGCACCAGCAAGGGCTGGGAAGTCAGCGCCAATAGTCTGGAAAGTGTAGTGAGCCGAGCACCCACTCATGAGCCATACCCGTCGCACAACAAAGGTGTTGATGTAAAAGTGGCATTTGAAGACGGCAAACCCACACCACCTCCGGGTGCAACACCAGTGCCCGCCGGCGTGGAGATACAGGCAAAATAACATGGGCAATTTTACATTCAACCTTGATAGTTTAAAATCCTCTGCTGGTTCTTCTGCCACTAGTTTTGAAACTTCATTAAATTCAAAAACAAAAGATGAAGATCTCAAATATACCGGCACTGATACTATAGTCTGGGATAGAGTAAATGGCGAACGACTTCGTCGTGGCCTACCTGGTTTGGCTAGTCTAGGATATCCGCGCCCTCCCGAAGATACCACTGCTGCACCCGCTGGTTCTCAGAATGGCAGAACAGAGTTTGCCACAACACCAGCCACAACGCCAGACGGGTCGGCAAAAGTATTTGATGTCAAAGGTCCTCCTGGTCTTACTCGAGAACAAGCATTTGACATTTTTAAAAAACAAGCCGCTGCAGGCGGCCTGGTAGGATTCAAAGCTGGTGATGTACTCAGCGCAGCAACACAAGCAGCAGACGGCTTACCAGGCGCTCAAGCCCTGGTAGCTCAGGCGCAAGCCGGACTTGGTTCTACACTGGGATCAGCATCCGGCGCATTAGCACAGGCTGGCGGTGCACTGGGTGGCAGCCTAGCAGGAACAGCAGCAGGCTTAACAGCACTGGTAGGGCCAGCGGTATCTTCCATCAGCGGAGTTGGTTCGGCCTTGGTAGGAGCAGCAGCCAAGGCCGGCAGTGTTGCAACGTCAGCACTACAAACAATCAACTCAGCATTGACAAAAACACCCCTGGGTGCAAACCCAATCAACATTGCTAATTTTGCCAAAACCATACCAGCAGTGAATGGTATAGGACCTATATCAGCAGCACAGGTTACTGGAGTGTTGGCACAGGCCAAAAATCTAGTAGGCCAACCAGCCAGCACAATTAGCAATGCCAAGGGCATTGGCGAGTATGGACTAAACATTCAACAACTTGAAACTGCCGGCTATGTCAAACCTGGCATTAGCAATTTGCTTGCACAGGGCACCGGTAGCCTAGCAGCAATTGCAAAAAGTCCTGCAAGCTGGACTGGAAAAGATGGAATACAAGGGCTGAGTGGATTGCTAGCCAGTCCGTCAACCCAGGGCTTGATACAGCAGGATCTCATGGCCAAGGGTGTAGCCGGCCTGGGCGCAGTTGGAATACCAGTTAGCAATTTATCTGCACAAGGTCTTGCGGGCATGGCACTAAATGCTGCCAAGAGTCTGCCTGATGCTGAAGCGTTTGCCAAGGGCCTGCCCATACCTGGAGATGCAACAGGTGCGGTCAAAGCAGCCATGAACACCGCAGTTCGCGATAGTGCATTTGCAGTCAACCTAGTTGCGGCCAAGATACCAGACACTTTCAAGGACGCAAAAATACCTATACCAGCAACGGACACTGTGAGTAGAGCCACAGTAGATGCTGCCAGCAGTCGTATTGCAGGCAATGACAAAATCCCGCCGGTCAACTATGGTCCGCCAGCAGCCGTTGATGCAACAGCACAGCTAACGGCACTGCAAGCAAATCTTAACGGTGTTGTGAAACTGATAAATGCCCGCGCAATATTTTTATCTAATCTAAGCGAAAAAGTTGCGGCCCTGGAAAATCAAGCAACAATAACAGAAAGTGAATGGGCAGCAGTTAATGCTGAATACCAAACAGAAAAGACCAACTATAGTGCCACTGTTGTTCCAAAAATAGGTGAGTATATTATTGCCAGAACTAATGCAGATTATCGAGTACAACAAATCACCGCTGCTGATTTTAAAACACTGGATACCGGCGCACTTGAAGTTGTAAAACGTGGCAAAGATGTGAAAGAACGCATCAGTCAATTGCAGTACAAAATTGAAGGTCGCACCAGTGCATAAGCGCCGGTAAATACAGTATGGCACAAAAATTCATTGGCTTTAACACTCAAGGGCAATACAAAAAGTTTACCCTTACCGACTTTGAACTGATCAAGCGTGACCTGCTGAACGCATTTAACATACGTCAAGGTCAGTTGCCTGGCCGTCCAGCCTATGGCACAGTGCTCTGGGACTTTTTGTTTGAAAATCAAGTGGAAGCATCGCAGCAGGCAATAGAACGAGAAGTGCAACGTGTGGCCGGCGGCGATCCAAGAATTTTTATCAGTCAAGTTGTGACCTTCCCACAAGAAAATGGTATACTGATTCAGGTAGAGCTTACTGTGACCCCGTCTACTGATGCCGAGCGGCTGAGTATTTTCTTTGATCTGCAACAGCGCAACGCCTCCTATGTATAACTAAGCCGTTTTTGTTGCCGCTAAATAAACAATAGAGGCGTATTAAGAATGGCAAAAACAACTAGACAAACAGCGATATTTGGTGTTGAGGACTGGAAACAGATCTATCAAACCTATCGCGAAGCAGACTTCCAGAGCTACGACTTTGAAACTCTTCGCAAGAGTTTTGTTGATTACTTGCGCTTGTACTATCCAGAAACATTCAATGACTACATTGAAAGTTCAGAATACATTGCCCTGCTGGACGTTATTGCGTTCATGGGACAGGCTCTTGCTTTCCGTACCGACCTAAACACTCGTGAAAATTACATGGACACTGCTGAACGCAGAGACAGTGTCACACGCCTGGCCAATCTGGTGAGCTACACTGCCAAGCGCAACATAGCAGCACAGGGCCTACTCAAAGTATTCTCAGTCACCACAACAGAAAATGTCGTGGACTATCAAGGTGTAAATCTTTCCAACATCACGGTGAACTGGTCTGACCCAACCAATCCCGACTGGCAAGAACAGTTTACCACAATCATCAACAGCAGCCTAGTAGACACTCAGCGTGTGGGACGCCCGGGCAACCGCCAGACTATTCTGGGTGTGCGCACAGACGAATATGCAGTTAACCTGGTACCAGGATTCTTGCCCATAGTGCCTTATACCGCTGTGGTTGATGGTGTTACCATGCCTTTTGAAGCCATGAGTTCAACATCTGTGGGCGCCACATATCTATATGAACCGCCACCAAGAGCCAATCAACCATTCAACATCTTGTTCCGTAATGACCAACTGGGATTCCAGTCAGCCAACACCGGCTACTTCTTTATGTTCAAGCAAGGCGTACTGCAAAACCAAGACTTCAACCTGGCTGAAAAAGTATCAAACCGCACAGTAAACATCAACATTGAAGGTGTCAACAACGAAGACCGTTGGTTGTTCCAGTTGGACAATGTGGGCAGTGTGAGTCGAGAATGGGCCTATACCGAAAACATCTATGCCGCTGCCGCAGAACAAGTGGGCACCACACTGCGTCCAATCTACACAGTGACATCCAGAACCAATGATCAAATTACCATGGTGTTTGGTGATGGTGTGTTCTCTGAAATTCCAGTGGGAACATACCGTGCATATGTTCGTGCATCCAACGGCCTGCAATACATTATCAACCCTGAAGAAATGCAGGCTGTAACGGTCCCCATCAGTTACATCAGCCGTAATGGCAACCTTGAGACCATGACATTTACTTGTGGCATCACAAGACCCGTCAGCAACAGTCAGGCCCGTGAAAGTATTGATGCTATCAAGCAACGTGCTCCTGCTAGATACTACACACAAGACCGCATGGTCAACGGCGAAGACTACAACTTGTTCCCTTACACACAATACAATTCAATTGTGAAAAGCAAGGCTCTGAACCGTGCGTCAATTGGTACCAGTCGTTATCTTGATCTAGTAGATAACACAGGAAAATATTCCAG